GAAAATCGTTACCAGAGAAGTCTATCAGACTGTTGAGAATATCAAAGCCGATGTTGCCGAGCTTTTCATTGCAGACGATGAGACTGTTAGATTCGAGCCAGAAGGCCCAGAAGACGTAGAAGGCGCACAACAAGCAACTGACTATGTTCGATATGTATTTTATCGTCAGAACGATGGCTTTAGCGTAATCTTAGATTCGTTAATGGACGGCCTTCTTCAGCGCCAAGGCGTTATTAAGCGCTGGCGTTCAATGGAAGATGTCGTAACTAGCCATACGTTTGAAGAAATCTCGGAGACTGCTTTTGCTATTTTGATGGCAGACCCAGAGGTGGAGATTACCGAATACGAAGAGTCTTTTGATGAATTGACTCAAATGAACGTCTACGCAGGTAAAATGCTACGAACTAAGGTAGACAGCGAAACAAAGGTTGAGGTTATCCCGCCAGAAGAGTTTGCTATTGATAGTGACGCAGTAACTGTAGAAGAAGCCAAGTACGTTCGCCAGCGTAGCATGAAGTCAAAAAGCGACCTAATATCTATGGGCTTTGATGCTAAAAAGATTGAAAAAGCATCACCTTCTTCTGGTTATAACGAATACGACTCACCAGAAAGGATTGCAAGAAACTTTGACGGCGATAACTACGATGATGAGAATGAAAACATCACTAAGATGTATGATCTTCATGAAGTTTATATGCGCTATGATCGTGACGAAGATGATTACGATGAGCTAATTAAAGTATGCAAAATAGGCAATGTAATCCTAAATGTAGAAGAAGTTGATGAGATTCCTTTTGTTGTATGGACTCCTATTCGCATTCCGCACAGATTAACAGGTCTTTGCCCTGCTGACGCAGCAGCTCCACTTCAAAAGGTTAAAAGTACGCTTTGGCGTAACCAGCTAGATAACCAGTACAACCTTAACAATGGTCGTCCTGTTATCGTAGAGGGCCAAGTAGACCTAGACTCAGTAATGAGCAGTAAGCCCGGTGCGCCTTACATTGTCAAGCATCCTAATGCTATCTCATTCCCGCAACAGCCCTCATTCGGCCAGCATACTTACAACATGATGGGTATTGCTGATCAAATGCTAGAGCAAAACGTAGGCTCTACAGATAACTCTATTAGCCCTGACATCCTGCATGGCAACACAGCGGCGGGTGCGGTTAGCCAGGTTTTATCTAAGCGACAAGCTAGAGTTCGTTTAATAGCGAGAGAGTTTGGTGAATTTTTACGCAAAGTCTTTATGGGTATCTATGAGCTAGAGATTGCTCATGCACAAGATGCTTCTATATTTCGTTTAGACAATAAGTTTGTAGAAGTAGACCCAAGGAACTGGCATGCACGAAAAGACGTTACAGTTCTTGTTGGTTTAGGTAACGGGTCTAAGACTGAGCAGTTATTCCATATGCAACAAACTATGGCCGCACAACAAGCTATGCTTAGCGCTGGCGGTATGGGAATTACTGTTACACCACAGCAGATTGTACAGTTGCAAGAAGATATGGTAAGACTGTATGATAAGAGCGCACATGGCAGGTACTTCACAGAGCCACCTGCTGAGTTTACAGGGCAACCCGAGCCACAGCCACCATCAGCGCAAGAACAGGCGTTAATGGCGCAGGTAGAGATAGAGAGAGCTAAGCTTGAGCTAGACAAGCAAGAGCTAGCCCTAAAAGAGCAACAATTCATGCTTAAAGTACGAGAGCATGAAGATGAGAACGAATTTAAGTTAGCGGAACTTAACTTGGAGGCACGCAGTGAGAGAGCAGTCAAGATTGGTAACTAGTCTTGTTAGTGAGAGCGCAAATAACGACACTAAGTTAAAAGTAGCAAACGGAGCCGCAAGGCTTATTGAGGATAGCGCAGTGCAGTTTATCTTTCAAGAAATGGAAGATAATCTATACAGGGCTTTTTCTGGAGTGCAGACACCCGAATTAGGTGAAGCTCTTTGGAGAGAGGTTAAAGTAGTTAAGGCTTTAAAAGAGAATTTGGAGTGGTATGCAAACCAACGAGAAACACTCGGAAAACAAATCCGAGGAAGATAAAGAATATTACATCGTATCTGGTGACTTGGTTAACTGGATGCGAGGAGTAGCGTTTACTAAATTGACGCTACAAGAGGTAGATGGGATTTCTGAAGAGTTGTTTAATACACCAACTTTTCAGCAATACCTAGAGCTGCAAAAAAACAAACCAAAAATTATCACTTAACAAAGGATAACGGCAAAGCCGACCCTTAAAGGATATTAAAATGAGCGAACAAACTGAGAACAACCCTACGGAATTCTCTAGTAACGAACCCATTACACAGGATGCTGGATTAGAAGCAATAATGGGCATGATCAATCCTAAGGAATTAGGGCAAGTTGAGAATGAATCTGTGGCTGAAGCTGAGTTAGAAGAGGAATTTGAAGAAGAATACCTTGAAGACGAAGTGGAAGAAACACTCGATCAAACTGAAGACGATGAGTTGGAAGAAAGTGATGAGCCAGAAATGTCTGGTGACATCGAGCTTGACGACAGCGAATACGATTATTTAGTTTCTGCCAAAGAGTTCTTGAATGAGAACGGTCTTGATGATATTGAAAAAATCAAGAGTGGCATATTGATGCAGGGTGATTATACTCGTAAGACTCAGGCGTTATCTGACGAGCGTAAATCTTTTGAGGCAGAGCGAAACACATCTCTCGAAGAAACAGCAAGGCTGTTAGAGGTGGCTCAAGCAATGGTATACGGTCAGCGGCCAACCCATACAACTCAAGAGCTTTTAGCGTTAAAAGAGTCAGATCCCTATGCTTATGAACAAGCTTTAGAAGCAAAGGTTCTTTACGAACAAAAGGAATCTGAAATAAACAGCGTAGCTAGTAAAGTATCAGAGCAATACCAAGCACAACAAGTAGAGCAGTTACAGGCTCAATCAGCGCAACAGGCAGAATTGTTAGTTCAATTAGAGCCTGGGTTTGCAGATCAAAAAATTGCAACCGAGAAAGTAGGCGTGATGACTGAGTATTTTAAAAGCATTGGGGGCGACCCTGAGATGCTTAATACTGTAAATGACGCTATTGTGTTAAAGGTGTTACACGATGCTGCAATGGCTAGTCAATCGCAGAAACAGGTTGCTGAAAGTAAAGCTCCTAAGAAGAAGACTTCTAAAACTGTTATAAGGAAAGGAACGTCAAAAAGTCGAGCGCAAAAACAGGCTGCGGCAAAGCAGGCTAGAGCGAACAAGGCCATACAGGCCGATGGTTCTATTAGTCAACAAGCTGCCGTGGATTTAATTCTCGATTCTTTTAAATAGGTAAATTATCATGGCTACAATTACTTCCGCATCAGCGGTAACATTAGCGGATGGTATTCGTGAAGATTTAGGCAACATTATCTTCAACGTATCTCCATTCCAAACCCCATTCACTTCAGGCATCGGCCAAGTATCAGCCACTGCTGACAACCATGAATGGTTAACTGACAACTACGCAGCATCTGCGGGCAGCAATGGTGTTGTTGAAGCAGAAGCTATTGCAGCTTCTGATAGCGACAACTCTGCTCGTGTTCGATTGGGCAACCGCATCCAGATTGCACAGAAAGTTGTTGCAGTAACCAAAAAGGCTGAAATGTTTGATCGAGCTGGTGTACCCGGCAAAGAGATGGCTTATCAGCTAATGAAGTTAGGTAAAGAGCTTCAGATGGATGTTGAGCGTCAAACCTTGGCAATCACTCTTGATGGTACTGGTTCTGCTGAAGGAACAATCGCCACTCAAAACTTAGGTGCTGGTACAGGCCGTAACATTAAGGCAACTGGATCATCTTCTGCTCGCGGAAACTCTGCTGGCCTTCCTTACTTCCTTTTAGCTAACCAATCAGTTGGTGCTACTGGCGCACCAAATAACGCTAACACTGGTGAAGCAAATGTTCTTGATCCAGGCAACGCTGCTGCTTTTGCAGAAGGCACGTTAGAAACATTGCTTGATGGTGTATGGAACAACTCAGGCGACTTTGGTAATGTTAAGTTAATGGCATCTGCTGGTGTTGTTACTAAAGTCCGAGGCTCAACAGGTATGTCTACTACTGTAAGCACTGACTTGAACGGCAACGCTGCTGATGGTGGCAATATCATTAACCGAGTAGCTGTTTACGTTTCTCAGTTTGGTCCTATTGCTGTTGTTCCTAACAAGCATATGCCAATCAACACTTTATATGTTTTAGATATGTCAACTTGGAAACTTGCAACTGGCGGTGGTAAGAAAATCCACACCACTGACATTGCTACTACAGCTTCAGCCGAGAAAAAACTTCTTGAGTGTTACTACACTTTGGAAGCTTGTTCAGAGGCTTCTAACGCTGCTTACTACGCAATTACTGCTTAATAGTAAGAAAAAGGACGGGGAGCTTCGGCTCCCTTTTCCTGTAACTAGGAGATTATTATGCCAAGTGGTATGGGTACATACGGAAACAAACGAGGTCGTCCAGCGGCGGCTAAACCTAAAAAGAAAAAAGCTAAGAAAGGTAAAAAGTAATGCCTGATCTAACTAAAAGGCAAAAAGATACACTAGCTAGACATAAAAAGCATCATACATCCAAGCATATGGCTTTTATGAGAAAAGAGATGAAAAAAGGCAGCACATTTACTGAGTCTCATAAAAAAGCAATGAAGAAAGTAGGGAGATAAAAATGCCAGCTAAAAAAGGTTTATACGCAAACATTAATGCTAAACGCAAAAGAATTAAAGCAGGTAGTGGTGAGAAGATGAGAAAGCCTGGAACTAAAGGCGCACCGACCGCAAAAGCATTTAAACAATCAAAGAAAACAGCTAAGAAAAAGTAATGGCTAAAGTTAGGATAAAACGTAAGACAGACCCTAGACTTGCAAGAGCCGGGGTTTCTGGTTACAACAAGCCTAAAAGAACACCTAATCATCCTACTAAGTCACACATTGTAGTGGCAAAGTCAGGTGATCAGATCAAGACAATACGTTTTGGTCAGCAAGGAGCAAAGACTGCTGGTAAGCCTAAGAAGGGTGAGTCAGAAGCAATGAGAAAGAAGCGAGCGTCATTTAAAGCTCGTCACCGTAAGAATATAGCCAGAGGCCCTATGTCAGCGGCTTACTGGGCTAACAAAGTTAAGTGGTAGGAGAGAGATGAAAAGGATAGCAAAAGATTATCATTCAGGAATAGTAGAAAGCGCATACGCTACTGATGAAGGAATAACCCAACACTTTCAAGAAGACATAACTCAGTTACTTGAAGACAACAAAAACAAAAGAAACGCAACAAACGACTGGATCAAATATGATCCTAAAAAAGAAATGCACCAAGTCTTAGATTTATCTATGACTGACATTATGAGAATAAAACAAGAGCATGGGGTCGATATAATGGGATCCCATGTAGACTGGAAATATGTGTTTAAGCTAATAGAAACACATTACCCATATATGAAAACCACAACAGCGAGACTGTAATGGCATTAGTAACAGACAGTGATTTACAAGCAGCCATAGCAGATTGGTTAAACAGATCAGATTTAACCTCTGTTATCCCTGACTTT